ATGTCTTTAAGTGTCGATATTCTAGGTGTTATACACGCCTGCCCATGCAATTTACAAACATTAACTAACCACCCCAAAATTAAACAATACGCAGTATCGTCCTGCCATGTCGAGTTTGTCATTACACAGATGTTAGTTAAAAATATTATTGTTGAGCTTGATAATAAACAACTTGCTTGTACCAATACCGCATACACTGGTCATTATTTAGTGGCATAAAAAAGCCTGATCATGTCAGGCTTCATAAAAACTAAAAACTCTCGAGAGTACGTTTAAAAATATCAGGATCCATTTCAATACCAATAAACTGTCGCTTCAGCGATAAACACACCTTTCCCGTTGAACCACTTCCCATGAAACAATCTAGTACCATTTCACCTTCACGACTACTTGCCTTGATCATGTGTTCGAGTAATGCCGCTGGTTTTTCACATGGATGCTTACCCGGATAATATTGCACCGACTTAAACGACCACACATCCGTAAACGGTACCGCTTTTGTGATAGTGAATGGCCGCCTTAATTGTTGGTATTCATTTTTTAAGTCGTCATATTGGCGAACCAACTCATTATAATGACTACTTAATCCATTAAAGCGCGTTACTAATACGCCATGTGAGTCAGGTAATCCATTAGCCTCATAGCTTGTGAATAATATTTGTAATTGTTCATATTGCTTTTCAGTAGGCAACTTCCACTGTGATGAACTAAACCAATGCGAGGCCATTTGTGTCCCTGTCGCTTGGTTAATAGCCTTAGCTGGCACACCTAAACGATCCTTGGCTGTTTTGAAATAATCAATTAAAGGCGTGAATACCTGTTTTTTAAGGTCTTGGCACTTTCCGTGGTAATCCGTATTCCCTTTTGCATACCCCTCAGCACCATAGTGGCCACACATAATAATACGCTCCGTGGACGGGAAAAAAGATCGTAAACTTTCTTTATTCGCCTTATTCCATGGTCCACTTGGTTTAGTCCAAATAATATGGTTCAACACCTCAAACCGTTGTTTGAGTAGAATTTCAGTTTCCGCAGCAAGACGGGAGCCACAAAATAAATAGAGCGTTCCGGATGGTTTTAATACCCGCCATAATTCTATGGCCACACTATCAAGCCAGGATAAAAAATCCTCAGCACTTGACCATTGATTATCCCACGCATCGCGCTTGACCTGAAAATAAGGGGGATCGGTGACGATTAAATCAATACTGTTATCTTCTAAGGACTTGAGTATTTTTAAACAATCGCCGTTATGCAGAGTAATGGCTTGGTTTTTCATTATTACGTTTTCCAGATTGGACGCTCTTGGCGTTCTGGCAAGTAATATGTTTACAACGTGGGCACTTTATTTCAATGCGGCCACCCTCGATATAACACAATTTTTTAGCGCAATTAATGCAGAAAAGAGGCTTCATTATCCATCTCGATACACTGTATAAAAAACCAGTATATCAAGTGAATTTATTTTTTAAATATTATGCTTGCGTGTTTTTATTAAGAGGTAATTCAAAGGTTATCTGTTTATCTTTTGGCATCAGTCGATTGATACCCAGCAAGAGTTTTTGCAGGGGTTTAATTTCATTTTCATAATACATTTCACTGTATTGCAAAGGATTCCCAAGACTCGATCCTTCTGGAGGTAAAATTCCACTTAACCCGGCTGGGTAACGATGAGCCACGATCACCTCTTGCGATGATATTTTTTTAATCCCTTCAAATTCATCTTTAGATCCAATGTTACCCACAGGGATAAGCTGTACGCCTTTTTCTTGGCCATTAGGGATATTAATTAACATCGATGAAAAGTTGCCTACACCGCGAGATTTCTTTAACGCATTAGCCAGATTTTCTTCGGCTATAGGTGTCAATGTGGGATCTGTCATATAAAGTATAAACCCCATATGCATGCCGTTCTTGTAATAGCGACGACGAAAGCGAGTGGCATCTTGTGAAAGTAATGCAGACTCAACACCTGACAAGTAATCGGGTAATCCGTAAATATTTTGACTGGGATCATAAAGACGAATTTGAACTATTTCACCCTTCTTGTATTCCGTCTTGGTGTCGTCACTGTTTAATCGAAAGAAACGATTATCTTTTCCTCTTCGGGTATATTGAGCCATGACATGCCCCAGTCGTAATGGCTCCCCCCATGGATTTCTAAACACTTGAAAATAAGCATGGCCAAAAACAATCAAGTCTTTGCTGATGTTCATCATTTCAAAAAATGACAATACATCCGTTTCAATAAAGTCTTTTGATAATATACGAGTACGCGCTTCAACAACGGCACCATGATACGAGTTGGCTAACAATAGCGCTGATAATGCCTTAGGCTCAATCGGTGGCGTATAATATTCATCAGCCTCATCAAAATCCACATCACTGCAAGCGATAGGGTTTTCTGTATCGACTCGCTCTATGCCGCCAAACTCAAACGCGGATGATGCCGTTGATTCGCTCACTACAGGCATAATTTCTTTACGTTGAAACCGTTTCTTTTTCGCCATTATAAATTTACTCGTATCGTTGATGTGCGTTGCATTGCAACGTTTAAGCCCTCACAAGCCACGGCGTGAGCAATGGCAAAAAAACTATCTGCATGACCTGTTTCTTCTGTTCTTTCTGCTGCAAAGGTCATTGTTCCGTGGCCTGTTTGTTTTCGTTTAATGGCTAAAAATGACGGTGCAATCGACGTATATTCTGCTGGCCATTTAAGTCTTGAGGTACTTACAAGATCCATCACCTTTAAAACCAGACTCTGTTTACTTTGTTGTGTATAGCTAATTAGCATCACCTGTGGAAAGAACGCTTTGATCATCTCTCCGACACCGCTACCAATTCCGCTGCAGTCCACACCGATATGCTGAACGTTATAGCGAGTGGTGAGATTTTGGATTTGTTCAGCTTGCCATGACCAGTGAAAACCACGATATTCAAATTCTTCAATAACGCGAAAAGGATCGCCTTTCTTTAATGGCATTGCTAACACGTAACAGCGTGCTAAATCGCCGGTACGTGCCGGGTCATAACCAATAGCTACCAGGTGATCACCAATAGGTCGCTGTGCTGATAAATCAACATCCGACCACATATCCTCTTTAATGCACTTCGTCAGTGTACTTAATGTAAAGATGCTATCCGCTTCATCCATGAACTCACAATCATAAAGATAGGCATAGGCGGCATCACCACAGCGCTCTTTTAGATCATCAACATCAATGTTTGGGTTGCCGCCATCAACAGCATCTTGCAACGTGACAACGTATCGCCATTTTTTATCAGGACAAAGCTGCGGGTGTTTTCTTAATGTATCCTTTGAGGGAAAAGGAATATCTGCTCGGTCTTTATTGCCTTGCTTCCAATAAGCACCAGACCAAACACGATAAGCGCCATGGGAGCGCGTTGAGGGTGTTGAAAAAACCGTAATACGTCGATCTTTTAATGTCCCCATCGCACCGGCTGTTTCATAGATACCTTCAAACTTAGGTATCCAACAGGCTTCATCGATATATAAATCAGAGCTGTATGATTGCGCTGTATTTCTGTTAGTGCCAATAAATCGCAGTTCAGCGCCATTAGGCAACTTAATCGGATTGCCTAGCAGCTCAACACCAAAATATTTTTCTGCTAACTGGGTAATGTATGAGCGAAAAACAAGAGATTGTGCTTTTGATGCCGATAAGAACGTTTGATTTTTGCCGGTTTCTACTGCGACATAGAGCGCCTCGCCTGCCGCTTCAAAGGTAAAGCCTATTTGTCGCGATTTAAGCGTCCAACGCTCTTTTAGGTTACGTGCATCAAAATGGATTTTTTGATAGCTATAGAGGCTATCAATCCATTGTTGCCAGCGTGGATCATCAATCCCGGGTATGTCATTTTTACGTTTACGGCCACTTTTCTTTTTACCAGAAGACGATGCGTGACCTTCGTGCTCGGCAGGACAATACCCTTTATCAAGGCTAGCCTCTCGCTCCTTAATCGACAGCCTTTCTTTTTGTATGCGAGTATTAGCATCTTGCAACTTAATGAGATTGGCAACTAACCTGTCAATCTCATCCAGCTCATTAGGCTTTTTCATGTCCCTATGAGTAAGTAATAAAATCCGTTGCTCTAATTGCTTTTCTAGATCAAACTTTGAAAGCAGTTCATTCCAACCTTCTTTGTTAATCCAGTTATAAACAGTTCTAGTGCCGTTTATATCGAGCTTTTGTGCAATCTCTTTGGGGGTCAGTCCAGATAAATACAGCGTTTTTGCTTTATCTCTCACCTCATCGCCATATTTACTTTTTCTAACCACTTCCATCTTTCATTCCCAATAAAAACTCACGCTTTAGCATACCGATACCTTCCTTTGTTTCCGTTAAAAATATGTTGTACAGACAGCAACTTACAACATGTGACTGTATTTTTTTATTAGTATCACCTTTATCGTAGGGGTATTGAATTAAAGGGATAGCGTCATGCCATTACAGAGTGGGTTTATTGTCATTGCAACCAGCGGTAAAACCGTTGATGACCGAAAAATTGAAGCATCGTGGCTCGAAGAAGCGGCAGCGAATTACGATCCTACTTTGTATACTGCTGTTTTGGATTTGAATCACTGGGATACACGATGGGCTGGCACGTACGGTACCGTTATCGCTCTTGATTGCACTAAAGACAAAGAAGGTATCGTGACTCTTCGTGGTAACCTAGAGCCCAATGAAGCGTTAATTGCAATGAGTAAGCAGGAAGTATTATTTACATCTGTGAGTCTGCAACCTGACTTTCGTGGTACGGGCCAACACTACCTTATCGGCCTTGCGGTTACACCTAAACCTGCGTCAGTGGGAACTGAGCAACTGAAGTTTTCTTGTGACACTACAGATCAAGATATTCACACTGATTATGTTCAGGTTGACATGACATTTAGCGAACACAAGAGCGATAAATCTCCCAACTTCCTGCAAAAATTGTTCTCAAAAACCACCCCTGATCCTTTGGAAAATATCATGTCAAAACTAACAGAAGAACGTTTACTAAAAGCTGTTGAATCAATGGAGCAATTTAGTAAAGGCGCTCCTCCCGAAAAAGAAATACTCACAAAAACAGAAGCGCAAGCACTGCTTGAAGCGCAAGGGTACTCTGTCATCAAACAGCCTACCGCTAACGATCTCACTGATGCGCAATCACTACTTGAAAAACACGGTTTCTCCATTGAAAAAACAGCCACTAATGAAGAAATCACCGCTGCTAAAGAACTATTAAAGGCACAAGGTTTTTCTATTGAAAAAACGCCTGAAGACAAAGGTAAACCTGATGGTGAAGAAGGTAAAACTGGCGGCAAAATCACACGTGAACAATTCGCTATGTTGGCTAAAGAATTTGCCGATGCGAGCGTAACTGAATTTGATTTCACCGTAAGTGCCGATCAAGTAGGTGGTGATGACGATCTAGCATACGTTTAATCGTACGTTTCTTTCTTTTACTTATTTTAAGAGGCCACTATGCCCAATCTTTTCTGTGATGGCGTAACTGAAAAACGCATCGCCAAACTACTTAGCAATACGAAAAAAGCCTATGGATTATCAAAAGATGGGGCGTACTTTTCCATTGACGCACCCAAGGAAACCAAGCTGAAAAAAGCCATCATGGAATCCAATGGTTTTTTAAAGAAAATCAATATTCTTGATGTGCAGCAAATCAAAGGTCAAGCCGTCACCGTTGGTAGCAACAAGCTCTCTACTGGCCGCGATAAAGAACGCTTTAAAGGCACCACGCCTGATATTAGCGGTTATGAATACGAGCTATCGGTCACTGATACGGTTATTCATATTACCTGGGCGCGATTAGCTGAATGGGCTAACTCTGGCGGCCAAAAAGAGTTTGAGAAAAAACTCATGGAATATGTGACCGAACAGGTCGGTGCTGACATGCTTCGTGTGGGCTGGAATGGTACGCACGCTGGAAAAATTACAGATCCAGATAAATACCCTAACGGTGAAGATGTAAATGAAGGCTGGCATGCTCGCATTAAACGTTTAGCACCAGGGCAAATTGTGGGGGCGAGTTTTGATAATGATGCGTCTGAGATTTATTTTGATCCAGACGGCACTCGCGATGCGGCCGGCAACCCCTTATATGATTATAAAACCTTGGATGCAATGGCGTCGGATTTAATCAATAACGTCATGCACCCTGCGTTTCGTGATGCGGCTGATTTGGTTGTTTTGGTGGGTCGAAACCTGATCGCTGCGGCGCAATATCGTCTCTACACCGAAGCCGATAAACCCAGCGAGCATAATGCTGCTCAAAAGTTAGATAAGTCCATCTCGGGTCGTCCAGCTTATGTGGTGCCGTATCTTCCAGGTAATCGCATGGTGGTCACATCATTAAAGAACCTTTCTATTTACACACAGAAAGGCACTAAACGCCGTAAAACAAAAGACAATGACGATCTAGGTCGTGTTGAGTCGTTCCTATGGCGCTTTGAAGGCTATGTGGTGGAAGAGCCATTGAAGTACGCTGCCTTTGATGAAAATAGCGTTGTTGTTGGGGAAAAAACACCCATAAACATTACGAAAGAACCAAAAATCACTACCGAGCTTGCCGCTCAAACAGTGGTAATTGGAACGGATGTGACCCTTACCGTTGTTGCTGAAAATGCGAATGAATACATGTGGTCAGTCAACGGCACTGTGTTTGATGAAACCACCACTGGCACCATCACCATTTCAGGTGATGAGCTGGCATTAGGTGAACTTACTGTCAGCGTTGAATGTATTGGCTTACATGGTAGCAAAACAAGCACCGCTGTATTAACAGTTAACGCCGCGTAATCCCCATTATTTGGTAACGGAGCATGATCATGGTTTCACCACTACAACGACGACAACAGCGCATTACATTGATGCAACAACACCAAGTAAGCGCAAGCACTGATAATGGTGAAACCCTTGCTATTGCACCAGTAGCACCACAACCAAGCAATCAATGGGATATTGTTCGCGCATCGTTAAAAAAAGACAGTGCAGCACTAAAAAGCTTCAAGCAAGTCGCCGATAAAATTGATTATAAAAAACGCCACTTAGAACAATACCAACCGTACTTTGAGAGCAACATGCTCCCTGTTGATATTGCGGCTATTTTTATGGTTTGGCTGTTTGACTGCAAAGAAATACAACAAGCCATGTTATTAGCTGATTATTGTTTGAAATACGGCGCACCCATGCCTGAAGGCTTTAAATCAGACGTACCCACGTTCGTTGCCGATGAAGTCTTGAATTGGGCAGAATCTGCTTTTAAACAAGGTCATTCAACAGCGCCTTATTTCGACCAGGTACTTGCGCGATTTGCTACTGATTGGAAGTTATTCGATCAGATCGAAGCGAAGTATTACAAACTATGTGGCTTTATGGCCTTGGGTGATCACGGCACTGAGATTAAATATATTTCAGAGCCAGCCCCGCTTTATGCTGCAAAAACATGGTTTGAAAAAGCACAAATGAAATACAGCAAGATTGGTGTTAATACTCGCATTAATGACATCAATAAACGCTTAATAAAATTAGATCTTCCGCTCATAGCGGAAGAATAACCGACTCACCAGCGCACAAGTGACCGGACGCGTTTTTGATAGCCAAGGGGCAATATTCACTATCGCTGTTCCGGTTCACTCAATGAGGTTGTTATGTTTCAAGACATTAAAACGCTCGATGCTCCGATTAATGATACGGTCGAAAATGACGGTTTCTGGCCTGATTTATCCATTGCTGATTTTGTAGCAACTTGTCGCATTCCACCCGTTTATAACGCAGAACAAGAACGCAACATGCTCATTATGGCCATGGCGGGTGTCAATATTGAACTGAACAATTTCAAAGAGCGCGCTATTGCTAATAATCAGCGCTATTCAAGCGATATTGGTATGGCTTATGGCACTGAAAGCGCAACGACAGTGCAGTATAAACAAGCCGTTTACCAACGCGCAAAAGCGTCATTATTGGTACATTTTGCCACTCTCTCTCGCAAAGATGAGGCTGAAAACCTAGCCAAAGAAAGCACTGAAACCAACGAATCATTAATGGCGTTATCGCAGCACGCTATTCGCAACATCCTTGGCATTCCAATGGCTACGGTGCGTTTATTATGACGGGCAATTTACTGCACGAAAATACAACATACATGGCTGAAATAGCGAAATGCTACAAGCGTGTATTAAGCGATAAATTGGGAAGCACCGGTAAGGATTTATTTGATTGTGTTATTAGTGGCGGCACTTTTGTTTCGTCATTTAAAGACATGGGTGACGGCATTATTGTTGGCCGATTTAATTATGAAGCCGTCTTTATGTTTGAAGCATTGCCCGCAGCAAAACTTGATCCACGTATTTTAATGGCATCAACGGCGACGTGGTTACTTGAAAATGATACTGAACGCCAAGGCTTAAAGTTACCACCGCCAAAAATTGATGTCGACGCGTATTCCAGTGATGGGACGCCCGTGAGTGATTTAGAGATCACATTGACTTTCTCCGAGCCGATCACCATGAAAGAGACCACCTCCGATATAGGTGATGTGTTTTATAACGGTAAATGGTGGGGTATCGCACCGTATGTTATTCACGTTGCAGAAGAAACCCGAGTGATTGGCCATGGAGCTTGAATTTACCCAGCCAGATATTGATCAGGCCATGCGAGCCTTATCACGGTGTAAATTAACCTACAACCAAGAACAACTGGCCTTACGGCGTATTGGTCGCGCGGTTATCAAGCAAGCTAAAAAAAATGTTCGTCAACAACGAGATGTTCATGGCCAACCGTTCGCACCTAGAACAAAAAAGCGTAAAGGTCGTCGCCGCTTACTCCCTAATATTGCTAAGCGATTACGGGGAAAAAATAGCACCAACCATATTGACGTTGGATTTAATAATCGCTTAACGGGTGAAATTGCACATAAACAGCAATACGGTAGCCCGGCTGAAACATGGACAGGTGCACGAATCAGGCGATCACGAGGTGCGTTTAAAGACTACGATAAGCCGCCAACACCAAGGCAGGCCAGAGCATTGATTCGCGCCGGCTACATGATTAAGAAAAAACGGGGCAAGGGGTGGAAAAAACCCACAACAAAATGGGTCATTAGCAGCATGACGCAAGGACAATGCGGCTTGATTTTACGTAAGTTATTAGGCAAGCAAACCAAAACGTCATGGGAAATCACCAATGAACCCCGCCCATTTTTAGGATTAACCCCTGAGCAATCAGAGCAAATTATCACACATGAAGTTTTACGAATTTTGAGGTAGTTATGTTAGGCACGGTAACGGTATCAAGTAAAAATGGGTATCAAAATACCCCGAATGAGATAGAGCGCCGCTTTGTCTTTATTGGTTCGACTGGTGTTGTTTCGTTACTGAACACATTGACGCATATTGATGCGCGTACCGATATTACCGCCATTTTTGATGGGGATAAAAATGACAGCCCAGCAGAAAGCGCAGACAAAAAAACAGCGGTTGCACCAACAAATCCGATTGATATTAGTTTTCGAGATATTTTGATTGCCGCGCAATTAAACGGCAAATCAAATTGGAGCGCGAGCGTTATCGGTTTAGGTGCCAATGATAAATGGGAAGATGCGCTTGATAATGCCAATGCATTGCTATCGTATGAGGCCGTGGTATTGGTCAATCCAATCACAACAAAAGCTGAATTAGAAGCTGTCTCTACAAAAATATCTAGCATGGAAAGCAAGCAGGCACGCTACATGTTTGCCATCACTTGCACCGCACCTATCACCGCGCAGTCTTGGGCTGAATATGAAACTGCATTAGCCGCGATAGTAACCGGCGTTAACGCCTCTCGTGTTATGTGCGTCCCCGTATTATTTACCAATGATCTTGGTGTGCTAGCTGGCCGTTTATGTGATCGCTCAGTAACCATTGCTGATAGTCCTATGCGCGTTAAAACTGGACCGTTATTAGGTTTAGGGCAAATAAGTCTCGATAAGGATGGTCAACCATTACCGCCAGAGCTATTGGCTGCGCTTGATGCTAAGCGCTTCAGTGTACCTCAAACTTATCCGGGTGAGCATGGTTGGTATTGGGCTGATGGTAATACCCTTGATATTGAAACGGGGGACTTTAAAGTTATTGAGCATTTACGGATCGTGCTTAAAGCTTGCCGTAACGTCTATAAAATCGCATTGCCGACCATTGCTGATCGTTCGTTAAATAGCTCACCAACCAGCATTGCGCGCAATAAAGCACTGTATATGAAGCCACTATTACAAATGGCGGCACCTGTAACCATTAATAACGTGTCATTCCCAGGTGAAATTGCACCGCCTAACGATAGCGCAGTGGAAATAAACTGGGTAACAGACAAGAAAACTGAAATCTATATTTCTTTACGCCCTATTGGTAGCCAAAAAGACATCAATATTGGCGTAGGTATTGATTTAAGCAAATTAGAACAAGGAGATCGCTAATGTCACGAGGCACTTCTTTATCAGGTTTAGATATCGATGTCAGTATTGGCCAGACAGATATCACGGTCGATAAAATAACACTAGATGTTGAAGATAACAGTAAAGCCGCTAAATCTCGTGGTGTAAATAGTGGTTGGTTAAAAGGCTCTATTAACGCTAAAGGCTCAATTGAACTGAATACTGAAAATTTCAATCGTCTAAGCGAAGAAGCAGGACGAGCAGGTTCATGGCGTGAACTCCCGCCCTTTGACTTTATGATGTACGCAAAAACAAACCTAACCCTTAAAGTTGAAGCCTTTGGGTGTTATTTAAAAATCACCAACTTGATGGATATAGATGGCAAAGAAGGTGGTGATGGGATGATGCACAAATTAGATTATGAAGTGTGTGGTCGTGATTTTGTTAAAATTAACGGCACACCAATACTTAGCCAGGATGATATTAAACATCTAACACGAGGTGATTAATGCATGAAAGTGTTATATGGCTAAAACTGCATGAAAGCCTTTCTCTTATTATTATGTTTATGCTGGCATGTGTCGCCAGCTTATTAAGAACAGAAAAGCATTCATTAATCAGTGTTATTACAGGCATTATATTTTCAGGCTTTATTGCCTACTCAGTTAATTTATTATTAACCGATATAACGATAGTTAATATCTCTGAAAATATACGTGTTGTTGCTGTGGGTATTTCTGCTTATTTAAACCGATATATTATGGATATATTGGATAAGTTAGCGGTGCAAATATCATCAGACCCCATTAAGACATTATCAGATATTAGAAAAATCTGGAAAAAGTAAGGGTTATTATGTTTTATTTAGGTAAGACGAGTTTATCTCGTGGCTATAAAGTACACCCTAAATTATGGGCTTGTGTTGGTTTAGCTATTAGTTTTTGTCCTATTGATTTTACAGTTAGTGAAACAATCCGTACCGCTGACCGTCAGCGTAAGTTGTATTACGGCACCCCTAGAAAAACATGGACACTAAATAGCAAGCACATGATCCAAGCTGATGGATATGCCGTTGATTTAGTACCACTAAAAAAAGACGGCTCTGCCGATTGGGATAATTGCGCCATGGTTAAGGATGCCATGTTTAAAGCTGCAGACATAATTGGCGTAAAATTACGTTGGGGCGGCGACTGGAACCAGAACGGTGATAGCCGCGACGAACACCAACGCGGCAGCTATGACGGCCCACACTTTGAAATATTGCTATGATAATAAAGCCATTGCTTTTTGTGGTAGTGGCAATGGTGTTAATAGCGATTTACTACGCAGGTTTTAAGTCTGGCAAATCACAAACGACTCTGCAGTACACGCAATTAGTGCAAGAAAAAAACGTAGCAATAGTCAAGGAACAGCAAAAACTGGAGCGAGCTTTACTTGCTGTAAAACGTACTGCCGCAAAAAAAACAACACAAGTCGAGCAACATTTTATACCCGTAGAGCGGGAGGTTATTCGTTATGTCTCTAAAAAAGAACCCACTACTTGCCAGTCTGATTATACTCAGTGGATGCAGCTCCATAACGCCGCCGCAACAGGTGTATCAGTACCCGATAGTCGTTGACGAATATTTAATGACTCGACCGCCAGAGCTTGAATTAATAAGTAAATCAATCATTGCTGAAAATAATATTAAATTAGCACTGCCTGTTATTATTCAAAATTATAAAGCCTATTTTGCAACAAAAGAAAAACTCATTGGATTGCAAAATATAATCACTACCTATAATCAGGAAATAAAAAATGACTATCCAAAAAATTGAAGATAAAGAATCAAAAGAAACAACAACTCTTGATTTCATTAAATCACTACAAGGTAAAAAAACCATTATTGTTCCGATTTCATTAAATGGTGTGCTTGTACACAAAGGCATGAAAATTGATGTATCAGCGACTGATTACAATAAATATATAAACAACACCCAAACAGGTAAAACCAGTATCACCGTGGTAAGTAAAGAGTTTTTAATGAATACCGTTACACCTGAAAGTGACCGTCAGTTATTGGCGGAAATTTTGAAAGTTACCGGCACACTGGATCATATCTTCCCAAAAGTTATTGACGGCGCAACACCTAACATGGAAGTAACATTGGACTAATTACCGCCATGGTCAGTGTGTACCGTAAAAATAACCTAAATCAGGCGCTGGCTTTACGGGCACACTACCTACCGAACGAGGATGACAGTCTTGATAATTTAGCTCGCGCCATCTGGCTGGAAGAGCATTATTTTGAACGACTAACCATGGCGGTAAATAAGGGTGCGGGCATGTTATTCTAGCAGTGAGAGAGATAATGAATACCGATATTTATAACATAATCAAAAATAAAGGGCTCGGGCTTCACAGTCCAACGCTTAACATCATCAATGATACAGGCGCAGAACTTGCAAAAGCACTTGTAGCAGTTAATCGCTTACCCATTATCATGCCCCCTCTCACTACCGGTGTCCCACAATCATTCATTGATAATATAACCGCATCTATTGCGAGTGCTACAGCATGTACAAACCAGTCTGCAATTAACATCCAAGATAATTTAAATAATGTGTTCACTAGCATTACTCAAAGTAGCATGGTTAACAACCTTGAAGGTATAGATCACACTTGCGCCAACTTAACAAATCTAACCGGTAGCATTACAGGTGAAATTGATAACTTTCTGACAGGCATTAAAGATGTGGCCACACAGCAAATAAAACGGATTGAGGATTACCTTAACGGCGCAATCAATGAAGCTGACCTACAGTCTTATTTGGATGATCTGATCGCACAACTTGAACCGCTGAAAAAATTCATTCTCGGTATTTTTGAGAAAGAAAAAGCGTTATTTCTCGAACTGAAAAACAAAATTGAAGCATCGAGCCTCACTCAATCATTAGAAGCTTTATGGAATAACCCCTGCGCTCAAATGCTATTAAATCAAACGCTACCTGATGACTTAAAAGGATTATTGAATGGCCAGTAATCAATTAAATTTCAGTGTATGGCTGCGTGATAGAACTAGCTCTGGTATGGCATCAGTCACTAACCGCTTTCGCACCTTACAACGCATGGGACGGCAAACACAACAATCTTGGTCCAATATCGGTATGGGATCCGCTGGCGTATGGGCGGTAGGTCAAACCATGCAAGCATTAACAGGGCCCGCAAGAGAAATGAATGCAGCACGGGGTGAGCTTAATTCATTGCTTGATGGTGATGGCACCAAAACGTTAAACAGTGTTCAAAACGAAGCTATGAAGTTTGCAAGCAAATACGGAGCCTCTGCGTCTGAATTTGTACGTGCCTCTTATGATATTCAATCCGCTATTGGTGGGTTAAATGGCACTGAACTATCAAAATTCACTAACGCCTCAGCAGTATTGGCAATGGCAACAAAGGCTGACACTGCCACCATTACTGGCTATATGGGGACGATGTACGGCATTTTTCAAACCAACACCGATAAAATGGGCAAATCCAAATGGGTTGAACAAATAGCCGGACAAACTGCTGTTGCCGTTAAAATGTTTAAAACCACAGGCTCGGCCATGAATGAGGCCTTTGCCGGCGTTGGTTCGCGCGCGTCAAACCAAGCCATTAGCTCTGCAGAGCAATTTGCCATATTAGGTATGATGCAATCGAGCATGGGTGGTAGCGTTGCGGGTACAGCTTACGCTGGATTCATGGACGCCTTACCTAACGCGCAAAAAAGTTTAGGGTTAGATTTTACTGGCGATAATGGCAAGGCGCTTGGCATGGTCGCTATCATCAAAAAACTTAAAGCCTCTTTGGGTAATGAACTTACCGTTGCCGTGACAGGAAAATTAAACACCGCTTTTGGCACTGTTGCATCAGGTCTAATCCAAAACCTCTGGCATAAAACCAATGACTTGAATGCCAATATCGCCGGCCTTGGTCAAATCAATAATATGCAGCAAGCCATGATCATGGCTGCAAAAATTGCTGACCCCTGGGATAGATTAAGTCAAACCATCAATAATGTGCGCATTGTATTTGGGCAGGCGCTCGATACGGCGCTAATGCCCTTTATTAATTATTTTATTGATGGTTTTAATATCTTGCAAAAATGGATGGTAATGTTCCCAAACCTAACTTCCGCCATCGCTTATTTTACAATGTTTGTTGTTGTACTTGGCACTGCTGCCGCAATTGGCATGGTAGCAATGGGATCATGGGGGGTCGCCGCATTTGGTCTACGAACAATATTTACATTATTAAAACTAGCGTCATGGGATTTACTAAAAGGCCTTTACAAACTTGCTGCTGGCTTTGTCAATTTAGCCATTGCTGGCTGGCGAGCAGTTGCAGCAAAAAAAGCACTTATCATCAACACATACCGATTAAGTATGGCTTATTTGTCCACCTTAAAAGCCAGTCTAATTACTTTTTTTATTCGCATGAAAAATGGCATTGTTGCCGCCGCCATTGCCACTAAATCATTAACACTCGCTACCCTTGCATCAGGCAGAGCCTCTGCCGTTGCTTTTGGTGGTCACGTTATAGGCACCATTGCAAGCATGGCAACTGGTATCGGGCGATTGCTCATTGGATTTATCAGCTTAATTCCTGCGGTATGGTCACTGGCGGTCGCCTTTATTGCAGCAATTGGCTGGGTGCCATTATTGATTATTGGTATTGTTGCTGGGGTGGGTATCTTAATTGCTAAATGGGATGAATTTGTTACCGCGTTTAGTGATACCTCATGGTTTTTGGGTATTCAAGCCGCACTAGGTTCATTTGTAGGTTATCTCAGCAGCATTGGAGACTGGTTTAATACCACTTGGTCTAGTATTACTGGATTTTTTAAAAGTGATGATCTTAGCGCCAGCATTGAACAACAAGCGAGCATTATCAATAAAGGCCTTCCTCTCTCTTACCATCAAGCAAGCAATACACAACCAACAACCATACCTAATAACTACGCACCACAAACAACACAAAATCAAACGACTACGCACAACGTAGGGGCCATTAATGTTAATACGACGAATGCACCCGGTCGCGCTGAAATGAATGCCTACATGGCCATGGTAACGCCCTAATGAATGAGATTATCTATAAAGATTTATTGATTGTTGGTGATGACATTGTGCTTGATGATGGTCGCAATCCTCTCATTGTGACCAATGAGGCTTGCATCGCACAAGATGTGGTCCATGCCATTTTAGAAAGCGGTCTTGCGGTCACATTGGTAGCTGAACGCAGCCCCACGATCATCCGCGATATTGAGCATCAAATTATCATGTTAACAGAAAGTGACCTGCGCATTATCCCTGGCACCGGCGCAATCACTTCCGTCAATAAGCAACGCTTATTGACGGCCAGTACGTACGAGTTTGGAGGAATTGAAGCATGGCTATAGAAACAAAACACCCTGAATTTGTTCAGGTATTAAAAAATAGCGATATACCAACAACAGAAAAAGATATTCATGCCCAATTTGATGCTGAAGTGAAAGCACAAGGCTCACTGATTAATAACGATCCTAAATACTCACCCTTTTGGCGTCTTATTACTAGCATCATCAAAAAACCGTATTTTTGGTTATTATCTTTTCTTGTTAATACGGTACTGCCGCAATCATTTGTAAAAACAGCAAGCGGACTGTTTGTTGATCTTTATTTGCAATCGGTCAATCTAACACGAAAACCCGCAAGTAAAACCCAGGGTTTTGTTATTTTCGAACGTGAAATAGGTGCGCCTGAAATCAACTTACCCGCAGGATTTAGCATTAGTACCGAGCGCATTAATAACATTATTTATCAACTTATTATTCCTGATGCATTTACATTACCAGCCAATGTTACTTCCATCAAAGTTGCATGTGTTGCCGCTAAAACTGGCGGTGACTTCAACCTTGCAGGCGGTTATTACCGCATACCTCAAACACCGCTACCAGGGTTAATTCAAGTGTACAACCCTGATGATTGGCTCACAACACCAGGTGCTGACACCGAAAAAGACAGTGACGCAAAAGAGCGTTATCGCGCTCAATTTACGGCAGTCTCTGGTTGGTACATTGATGATAAATATAAATTAATTATGAGTGAATTTGGGGGAGTCAAAACTGACCAGATTTATATTGAAAAAAACGGCCCACGAGGACCAGGAACGGCAAATGCTTTTCTTTTATTAGATAGCGGTACGGCAACCGAACCATTTTTAAAAGCGATTAATGACGCAGTACGTGTGGATGGATATCACGGCTTAGGGGACGATATGATAGCCATGGCATTACCAGAAAAGCACATAACCATCATTCTTGAGCTATTGCCTATCCCCAACTTAACATCAGAGCAAATCACGGCATTAAAACAGGATATTGAGCAATATATTCGCTGTGTCTTTCGTGAAAACCAAGCATATCCCGCCGCAATGAAAACATGGCCATTAGATCTTTTTAGCTTTTCAACGCTTAACCAAGAGTTACGCAATACATTTTCAAATATTGAATCACTGTATTTTGCAAACAGGGACTTTAGAGCCGCCATTGAAATTGCTCGCATTCAATCATTAACCATCACGGACATGGCCAATGCTTAAACTTGAATTACCCTTTTGGATGCAGAAAGGTGAGTTAAAAAAACTCAATAATGCCGCACAAAGCTTTTGGGATCGTGTTGAAAAATGGCTACAAATTCCATTAAGCCGTTTTGATTTAATGACCTGTGATCTAATCCTTGTCGATCATATCGCGTGGGAGCGAAAAATCACACGACTCAACGGTGAAATAGAGTCCATCTATAGAAAGCGAGTGAACTACGCATTTATTAACGCACAAGATGCGGGCATGAATCGTGGTATGTACAATATATTTGAGCGTCTTGGAATTGCTATTTTTGACATTAAAGAGCGTCAACCAGGTAAGGATTGGGATATTGTCACCATTGAAATGAGTGATGAGATTTTATCTGGTCATAAAACATTGGTGAACCTACTCATACAAACGTATGGCGCCACCTGTCGCCGCTATGAATACAGTGTTACCTCAACATTACATCAATATTGTGGTGTTGGCGTCATGGAGTGGAACCACCAAACTGTTATCGCCACCGAGCCATTATCAGTAAAAATTGTTAACACTGAATCATCCATAATGATCGATACACCGTTAACATTATCCTGTGTTTATACAGGTCAACCAAAACCAGATATTGAGTGGCATTTATCATCAATATATACCGGCACAAAAATCATTGGCTATGGCGATAAAATACAACTGACCGAGCATCAAGCTGCCTACTACACCGTAACATGTATCGCGGTTAATCCATCAGGAAGCGCTAGCGACACGCTAGCATTAACGATTAAGGGCCACACCACACAGAGGTTTACACTGAATGCAGGGAGTGATTATGGTCGACCTAAAATTACGGGGTATAACCATAGTTACGGTAAAAACACAGGATCATTAACACCTGTCGTGATTAACCACCAAGATTTCCCCCCTGTAAATAAAATAATGGCAGCATATGTAACATTTAACACATCAGGCTACATCAGCACAGGTCATTTTATTTTACAAAGTGAGCACCCGATTGAGGTCAGTATTACTACCAGTATTTATGTTAATGGACATAGTGATTACCTTGATAAACCGTATTACACCCCTGAATGTACATTTGAGCTTACCTCTCCAGATAAAGATCATTATTGCCAGATTGGGGCATTACTTGCGGGTGATAAATACGCGACATTTGACATGCCATATTGGACCTACAACGGCGCACTAATCATTACAATTAACGAGAAATAATATGAGTACAGCTATATTAACAAGCGCCTTTGCAACGTATAAAGCGCAGTGTGAAGCGGCAAGTAAACCCATTATTATGGATGAATTTGTTTTTGCACTTATACCAAACCAACATCCAGACACTCCGATTGATCCAGAGGAAGCGCTGCCCGCTGATAGTTATATCAAAGGCCGCTTTAAAGTTACCCAAAAGGGCATGATTAATCCCGATGCGGTAGTGTATTCCATTATTTTAGGCACAGAGATTGGAACGTGGGATTTTAATTGGGTTGGACTGGTTAATAGTGAGCACAATATTGTCGGGGCAATCTCACACACACCCATTCAAACAAAGGCTGCAGAAAATCCAAATTTTAACATTGCCGGCGATACACTTACTCGCAATATTATTACACCGTACACCAATGCCAGTGCTTTAACGCAAATTACTGTCACGGCCGATGTATGGCAATTAGATTTTAATAACCGATTAACAGCCATTGATGAACGTATTCGATTAGAAAACTGTGATAACTATGGCCAAACTGCATTTATTCAACAGGCATGGCAAGCTACAGCGCGCAATAATGCAATCACATTATCCCCTGGTACGGCATACATTGCAGGGCTTCAATGTATTAATAAACAACCCATGCTGGTTGATTTTTCTGGTGTAACACTCCCTAAAAAACTTTATTTAGAGGTTTGCTTTAAAGGGACAGTTAGCAGTGAATGGCAAACCCATACCGAAATTGTTATTGCAGATACTCACCCATCAACCCGCATTGAAAATGGTGTCACTTATTACAGTAGTGAAATAGCGACAATAACAACACTATCTACTATCACAGACTTGCGGACCCTTGACTGGCGAACCGACCATTTAAAAGAAAGTAGTGACCCTCATCCGCAATATAAAAAACGCGCCACTAAAAAGTCAGCAGGCATTATTAAAATAGCATCTGATGAAGAAACTAATGCGGGCGATAATGATGAAACATGCATCACACCGACTCAGCTTAAACGCATACTTGATACTATGAGTAATAATACATCCAATACCATGAATCAATTATTAGATGCAATGCGAAAAGTAGAAGGCAAGCTTGGCCGTGTGCGTATTTATATGAGAAACGATATTGATGATGATTACTTGCCTATAACCGGACAAACTATCAATAAATCGGATTATCCTGATTATTTTGCTCTGCTTAATATCACAGCCAATACGCTTAAATTACCGAACTGGTCTAAAAACGGTTACATACGACAATTTAGTGATGCACTGACTGCGGGAACAATTTTAGAGCAAGAGATATTACAACACACCCACATTGCAACTATCGGTAATAATGGCGGACATACACCAATTGCGATGCCGATAGATTTAGGATCTAAAAACGGCACATTTTCTGTTAACGGCAATTTCAGCACAAACAATAAAAATGTAACCGTACCTATCACCCTACTTGGACGCTCTGGTGATGACCGAGCACAAGTACAATCACCTGCGTGGTGTTATGATCGTGTTGATTTAGGGGTGCAAACAACGCATAACGCACGAGTAAACATACCAAGTCAAAACATTAATGTTAGATTTGATAATGTTCCCGTCGCTGTAAACATCGGCAGTTTTACACCAACAATTCACCCCGTATCGCCACACGATCACATTGCACACATCACCAGCACTGGCGGTAATGAAAACAGACCTAAAACCACCATTGCAGTTTATGCGGTCAAAGTTAAATATATAACGCCTAACGTTCGCTACAACATTAACAGTGAGGTAATCGATGAATAACATTCATTACCCGCAAAGCATTCAATCACAAGTGACTGCTTTATCATCATCTATCGATGATAAAGCACAAGCCATTGATGACACTATTCAACGCATTAATCATGCGTCATCATTGGAAAAACAAACCAATGAACAACGTGTAGGCGCGTCTTTAACCAAATATATTTGTTTGCACCCTTACCAATACGGCATAGGTCATAAGAAAACGCTCTCAGCACCGACAGCATTACACCTCGCCGCTAATGGCTGTTTATCGTCACCTGATATTGCACACTTACAAGTAGGTATCGCTCTTGTTGTTACCGGACGTGATACTAATCACTTTGCATCCAATATTGATGAGATAGCAAAAACAATCAATCATCCTGCATGGATAGCATTATCAACACAAGCGAGTGCTGAAGCCTTACTTCCTATAAAGAAGATGCAAATACCGCGTGAAAAATTAGCGCCATACTGGACAGAAACACGCCTTGATTTTATATCTCCACGATTAGATTGCACGCACGTATTAGGCAGTGCAAATGCTCACCGCACCGTGAATGATATGACACCAACAGAGCGACTAATCAATGCTGCATTGCATCAAAAGCACCAATTAGCGCAACAAAAGCAGGCATTAATGCAACTAAAGGCAAAATTTACGGGCCAGTGTTATGCTTTACGACTTACCGGCACCACCAATGCCATGAAAAAACAATTAACCGATTTTCAAACGGATAATCAGCCCTATGCTTCAGTGCTGATTTTATTATCAAATAACGAACAAGAATTATCGTTACTCTATGAGATGTTTGCTTTATGACACTACAACTCAACCAGCAATCCGTCCCAGGTCAAGATATTAAAGTCACCATTAAGCTTCCCTTTGGTGACAGTGATTTAAGTGGTCAAAGCAGTAGCACAACCAGTGCGGAAACTGGCACGAAAGCCAAGGAATTAAGTGTAAGTTTAATTGTACCGTTTGAAAACAAAGAGTGGTTAACAGCCATTGATATTCTTGCAGAGGCACAAGATAAAACCACCGGTGCAAGGACGGTTTACCGTGTTGGCCATGATGCAGCTAATGCGATTAAATTTTATGAAGCCAAGTTTTCAGGGGAGTTGACTATCCGCGAACTTGAAGACACTCAAGGCTGGCAGGTAGGCTTTATGATGAAAGAGCACTTATCTGTTCCTGAGCGAAAAAGCCAAAGAGAGCCAATAAAACCCGCTAAGCAACAAGGCGGCGGTGGCGATGTGGCACTGGATAAAAAAATTACAGATAACCCTGACATCCCTCCAAATACTGAACTTTCTGCCGTGGAAAAGATCCTGAGCATGGCAAATAATGCATTTGGTAGTGTCATCGGTAATGACACAGAAGAAGGCCTCACCAGTGAAACTTAATGAGCGATTATATGTAGGTAACCAAGAAGGCCTTGTTATTTCTGCACATTGTTATCTAACCTACAAAAGCCCAGGCACAGCGCAGATAGTGACGAATATTGAGCCTAAATTGCGTATGAATGTGGATACAATAACGAACTTCAGCGCTGGTTTACGGGTTATGTTGAATCTTACAAAGAAGTGAACTGCAATGAATTTACGTTATTTGCAAGAGAGCTGACCGGATTACTACGCCATTCACTACCCCTGTATTATCAGCACATCACATTAACCGGCTTACTTGAAAAAATCACCGACAAAACTGGCATAGAGTTTGTGACCCCTGAAAAAGAGTACGCGATGGCCATGACGCCTTATATTATCAATTGCCAGCAAGGTTATGCGTTAATGGATAATTTAGGACGTATTTTTGGTATTAAAAAATACATATGGCAACAACAAGGCAATGGTAAGGTCTTTGTGGGGAGTTGGTATGATTCAATGTGGGCTAACACCAACCTTCCCATTCCTGCAAATATGCTAACGGATATTGGTATTGAAGGTGCAACAATACCGATGATACCCGCCCTGAGACCCGGCGTGATCATCAATGGTCAGCGCATTCGCAATATTGAATTACAACAAGATAAGATGACGATCACATGGATAACAAAATAGCAAAAATCATACAAAAACATTATCCAGAAATTGCGAACGGCTGGCATGTTCCATTATGGGCAGTGATTACTAGCATCAATGAAACCCCTAAAAGCGGCAGTTTATCCAATCCTTATCGCCCGTATTATTGTGCCAGCGTGAAGATACTCGACAAGGACGGTAAAGAAACAACCGCCCCTATATTATCCAACATTGCATTATCAGGCTCATTCTCGCCCTCTGGCGGTATTATGCAGATACCTGAGCCCGGAATGATAGTCACACTTCAATTTGCGTTTGGGATGCCAGATAAGCCGTATATAGACAAAATCCTACCCTACGGAATAGCACTCCCAGGATTAACCACTGGCGAAACCATTATACAACCACGACAAGGTGTCAAACTGCACTTTCAGCAAGATGGCTCTATCAACACCATCACAGATAGCGTGATCAACGAACAATCTAATGAGCGCAATACATCAACAGGCACCGATACCAGTACAAGGCAATCTTATACAACACTAACAAATGAAGATTCGAACCATGAAGTCGGGGGGATTTACCAACTGGCTGCCTTTGGTGCATTGTATTTACTCACCACAGGTAACGGTGAATTATCCGCATTGAAAAACTTATCACTAACCACAGGTGAGAATTTAGAGGAATTTATCTATGGGGATCGCATTAGCAAAATAGAGAAAAAGTTGCAGTTCCTTATTAAAGACAGTGAATCGCTGATGCTAGATAGCAACGGCTTTCATGTCGTAACAGAAAAAGGAAAAGTGAGAATAGGAAGTAAAGATGTTGATATTGTAAAAACACTACACGATTTAATTGATATTGTCAGTCAACTAGCAAGCACACTGGCCACACACACTCATACCGCACCCAAAGGTCCAACAACAGCCCCCATAGAAGCAGGGACCATCTCAGGTCAAGCATCACAATCGAGCTCACTTAGTGATAAGTTAAGTATAATTTTAAGCTGAGTAATCAATTAATCCTACTCATTTTGAAACAAAAAAGAACTATGTATAATCCCTATTTCCTATTACGGAAAACATAAAAATACCGTCACTTCGGACGGTATTTAATATCATCAGTTATATGAGTACTAAGAAAGTTTTAAATATAACCTACTGTCATCATTTAATAATTTCCTTTTGGAACCATATTACATACTTGATCAGCATTACTTTCAGTGATAATACTTAATAGTCTATGCCTATCACCTTCACATAACATTGTTAAAGGTCCTGTATGAGCACTCCACCCTTTGCTTATTGAAATATTAATTTGGTTTAACACCTCATCATCACTATTATTTCTCTGTAACATTTGAGATATAATATTAAAAGGTGTATCCAATCTTTTTTCCATAAGAAATCGATCGTTTTCTCTTGCTAAATGATAAAATATACTACCTGTTATCCAACCAGAAAAAGATAAAAGTAATAAAAAAATGCTAATAATTAATTGTTTTTTCACTAAATTCGCAACCTACATATTGTTGTAATTGAATCATCTGACATTATTTTTTTAAATGCATCTCTATTATTATTACAAATAGTTGTTACAGATCCAGTTTGAGCGGTCCATCCTTTACTAAACCATAACTCCATCTGATTAATAATCTCTTTATCTGTCTTTTTATCTTGTAATGCTTGAGACACAATATTAAATGCATTTTCTGACACCATTACCTTTATATATTCACGTTCAGTTCTAACCTCACAAAGCATTATATAAGAAGCAAATATCCATCCTGATATAGATATTAATGAAAACAAAAGTATTTTATTCTTACTATACATAAAAATCACCATGAAAACTAAAATATAATTTTAAAAATTAATTGTAAAAACATCATAAAGGCTATAATTAGCTTATATCTATTGCATCACATAACCATATAACAACGTAAATAATGAAATAACATAGGTAAATTGCAATAATATATATATTTTAAAACTTCATATATTATCATTGAAAATAAATGTATTACCTTTAATACTAAATGCTTTTCTTATTATTTCTTTTGGTAAGTTTGTATTGCTTATTACTTTAATTAAATTAATATCATTACCAAATAAAACAACACCCTCTAAGTCCGATATTGATATTTCCTTATTTTTATTATTGAAAATATAGTCAATAAATCTAAAATTAGTACTGCCTTCTCTCAAAGATATAAGTTTAATGTCATTACATAAAACAATCTTCTTATCTCTATCAAATGTTATTTTTTTTTGATTTTTATTAAACAATGAAAGTAAAATAATAAATGACATTATATTTATAATACATACTATTATTACTACAATAGTAAACACAAACAACTCCCTATTTTAAAAAACCAATCTGCACTAAAAAACAAAAAATATAACCGCTAACAGAAAATAACACCCCATTAATGAAATTGTTGATTAACATAGTCTTTTTTATATTGCTGTCTATATTTTTATTATTTTATGTGACACCTATCTATCATACTGTTTTTTACACATCTATTTTAAGTTAAAAAGTACACATTTAGTCTTTACATTGTTTGGATATTGATAATAAGCTGATATTTTGCTTTTATACGCTAAATAATTTTAATGGTATTATTTTTAAACAATTTAACGTTAAAAAATAGTTAGTAGATATAACAACGATCTCCATAATCACCTCAAAAAATTAAAATATATATTCTATTATTATTTTGAATTTTTATCGTAACTGTTATCTAGTACATAATTATAATTATAACTATTTATTATATGGTAAGTAATATTTACAAACATTGCAGAGTAACATATATTTTTATTTGAGATTTATCCGGTAACTTCAAAAAAACATTCTTAACTTATCATTTACTACGCTAACTATTCAGTGTCATAGCATATAAAACTCACAAAACCTGCAATTATACAACTAACTATAAAACCACCAATAGCACCTCGTAAGCCTAATATTAAGTAACCAGCACACCCAAAAAACCAAACCTAAAATAATTTAACGTAATATAAATAAACCCATGATATAAAAATAAAATATCACGTGAATTTAGTCGAAAAGAGTTATCTTTGGTAGTATCTGATCTACGGTCGCATCTAAATACAACCTTAAATTTAATCAGACCGTTTAGCTATAAGTCACTTATTAATTAGATATAACAAAAATGCAGGTCAAAACGTCCTTAGAAACAATTCTAAAGCCACAAATTCCTGTTACTCAACATCTAATATTACTTTTTACTAAAAACCTGTATTTAACAGTATCCATCTTTCCTAAGTACATTCTTTTATTTATACAGAAAAAAGTAAAACTTTACGTCTTATTATTCCATTAGATTTTAAAACGAAGACAAGTTCGACTACAACCTAATAATGAAAAGATCAATCCACCACTTTCACTCTGAAAAATTTCCCGAGAAAATAAAATCATGAAAAAAAGCACTCATCCCCACCACACTTTGAGGCTTTTCGTACCTCCTTTTCGCCATTAAGGATTTATCGAAACCACCCCCTTAGACCGCGCCACCACTGGGCGTATGACAAGCAACCCAACTCCACTAAATGCACAGATTGCATTTAAGGAGCGTTGATTACAGAGCGTTTTAGCGAATTTACCAAGTTAAGATTTTGATAAATAAGGCATTTAAATTTTTTCAAGTTTTTACTGGTAAACAATAGAGCAAACCTTACCACTCAACAAAATATTATAAACTAATTTATTATCAATAAGATAAGAGTAAATAACACAAATCCTTAATTGCAATCTGTGAAATTAAGCCTCCATGCAAAAAATATTTACCAGGATAAATCTGGCAATTTTGAAAAATTCAAAAAAAACACAAAAACGGTTATTTTAAAATTTTTCAGATAGTTTATATCTTACTCGCGTCATTAATTATGACGCTACCAATAGCAACATCTAATACTTCTAACCTACCTATGCGGCAGTGAACGAAATACCTAATACAATTCGTGATTATTTAATTTTCTAAGCTGCCTGTACGGCAGTGAACCTACATTAACAACAAAATTCATGTTCGGTATTTTTCTAAGCTGCCTGTGCGGCAGTGAACACGTTGGTTATTCAACGTATCGCTAAACAATTTTTCTAAGCTGCCTGTGCGGCAGTGAACTTGCTGGTTTGACTATTATTGGTCGCTCTCAATTTCTAAGCTGCCTGTGCGGCAGTGAACAAAAAAACAGCTTAATACTTTTTAGCATAACTTTTCTAAGCTGCCTGTGCGGCAGTGAACTGGAGCTTATAAACAATAACCTATTGTTTATCTTAAATAAAACATAAAAAATCTTGTTTACCCCTTTTTTTATTCATAATTGTAAGTCGTTGATTTTTCAATCCAATAGTATATGACTAAAAAAATGGTCCATAATACATCTATGTACCTAATTAATATTGTCTAACTCTCGATCTTCTTTACTAATAAGCCATCGCGTAGCGATAAAGCTACCTCGTAACGTTTAGCGTATGGCTATATCAATTATCGTATAACAAAAAGCACTCATCGCGTGTTCTATTACCTCCATCCACAAATTTGACTAATCAGTTTTCTATTTTACCTCAACTATAAATAAAAAATAATTTATAGAGCGTTATAGATACCTACTACAAACATTGAAATAAGTTAATGGCGATTAATAAATTCAGATGGATTTTCTCCAATATGCTTAGAGATCCTAAAGCATGCATCCACCGCAGCATCATTACCAGCATACTTTTCAATTACACGAGCGGATATTGAAATAAATAATTCAAGGGCACTAATAAGTTCCATTGATGAAGCTATCTCGATATTTTCAGCAAATTCTGTAAGTAATTTTTCAGCTTCATCAATTATAATTTCTTCATTTTTCATACAAACAATTCCTATTCAAATTACCCTTTAATATATATATTTAATTCTTTATAAAACTCACGAATCTCATCACACAGCAACGGTATTAAATCATGTATATCTAACATCAGATCACGATTTAAGCATATGATTGCAAAGAACAAGTTAACAGTAACAACACACAAAACATATAGGCATATATATATAGTAATGCAATGACCGCAATAAGTGTTCTTATCATTTCCATTGATTAGTTATTAACCCCTAATACAAACTGACCATGTTCATTTTTAGATAAAACAAAGGTAGTAAAATCTTGCTTTAACAGCGAATCAATTGATGCTTTTATAGTGGCTACATTATTTTCACGACCATGCTTTCCTTCATAAACAGAAAAAGCCTTTAAAAGATTAATACCATCAACTTTTTGTATTATCTGACTCATTTATAATCTCATTTATAATTCGAACCATATCAATTAACCGATGCAGTGCTCGGATAACAGTAATCCTAGTCACTTTTGTATTAAATACAGCAAGTCGATATGTGTAACCTTTAATAATTTCTAAGCTACCTGTACGGCAGTGAATTCTCCCAACAATATTGCTGAGCTTGTTACCAATTTCTAAGCTGCCTGTTCAGCAGTAAACACGCAGACTTAATATCATATTTCTAAACAACCAGCACTACAGTGACCTTTTTTATGATCCCATACTCCGCATTTTTATCTTTCTAAACTGGCAGTGCGACAGTGAACTGCTGCTGTTTAGCCATTTTTTTTAATTCTTGTAACTCGTTGATTTTTAAATCAAGTAATAGATGAATAAAAAAAGGGTAATTAATGCATCTATTTACCTAATTAATATAGTCTAACTCTCGATCTTCTTTACTAATAAGCCATCGCGTAGCGATAAAGCTACCCCGTAACGTTTAGCGTATAACCATATCAATTGTCGTATGACAAAAAGCACTTACCGCGTGTTCTATTACTTCCCTCAAATGCTTGTGGTGCATTTAATCACTATATCTATAGTTATCCTCGATGGGGCCCGTTCAATTGCCTTGTGGGGCTAATTGATCGCTATTCTTAATCAATTGAATGGGATGTACTTTGCTCTATTCTTGAGGCTCATCTAAGTAAAGTTATTTTAATAACTTTCTGGTTTGAGGAACGAAAACCCACTAAGAGCTTTAAGAGCTATAAAACCACCTTCATTTCTCACTTCCGTAGCTTACTTCCATTTTAATATCATTAATCACAGACTTATCCACAGACCACCCAAAAAGGATCTCTTTCATGGCCACTAATCATGGAATGAACGATCATTCATTTTATTAGATAGATAAAACCTATTAAATATTGGAAATATAACGATATAAGCTATTGATATTTTGTATAGATGTGCAAAATAATCCGCTAAAGCGGATTATTTAAACTTTAGAAGGGGGTTTTTACTCTTTACCGAAGATATCGTTGTCGAAATCGTAAGGGACTTCAGTATAGGTTGGTGTGGTACTTTTAACAGCTTGAGCGAACTTACGTTTGCTTACTCTATCGAAGACAATGTAACCATACCAAACATTAGAACGACCTTGAGCAATACGGCTAGTAACACCTTTTGCGCGTGACACTCTAATATCTTTCTTATGTTCAAGGTTAATATCTGCAAAGAATAAAGACGTGAACTCTTTCAGTGATGCTATAGATCGAATAACGGGGCATTCGTCTGTACCAGTGATAGTTAGTGCGGATTTTGATTTAAGGTAGCCAGCGTCAACGAGATGGCCAATGGCACGATACCAGCGACCTTCTGATATAGGCTCACCGTGCATTTTCTCATAAAGTTTAATCAATTCTTTATGTATGATCCCATACATGGCATCAGGTTCACATTGACCTATTTGATTATTATCGCCCGTCATTTT